ATTGGGTCAGAAGAAATATAACTCGATGGAAGTTGAATATTTGAACCTCCAAAATTAGGTTCATTATAAGGATTTTGTGGTCCATGCCAATATCCAGTAAAACCATAAGGAATATTTACATCAACAGCACCTGCATCTTCAAACAATCCACGTGCATCAATAAAGGCATTAGCACCTGCAGTTTCATTAGGACCGCCAAATGCGTGAATTGCGTTTGGAAGAGCATCAACAGCATCTGTATAATTAAATGGTTGAGCCCCAAGAACCTTGTATAAAAGAGCATCACAAACAAGAGAAGAACAGTAATCAACATTTTGGTCTGGTTGGACGACCCATATTAGTTCCTTAACAGGATGATTAAAATTCAACTTAATTTTGTTAGAAGAAGAACCTACGGATTCATCACCAGTAAATTGTAATTGACTAATCAAATATTCATGAGGATTTTGTGCGAAACGTCTTCGTTCGTCAGTATCCAAGAAAACATAATCAACATATAAAGATGCAGCAACTAATGATTGATTATAAGCAATAGAAGCAGGAACAGGTCTTCCAGGACTAAATTGTTTATTATTTTGGTCTTGGCAACTTAAAGTCGTAACAGCCCACAAACACTCATCAATTGGACGAATATCCAAATTAATTTTTACTTCGTGATATTGAAGAGCAATAAGTGGTAAAGCAAGACCAGGATTAGCACAAAACCAAAATTGAAATGGGATATATAATGTGGTTTCTGGAAGAGCATTACGAGGAGCACAAACTTGACGTGGGGCAAGAGAGTCGCAAGGACCATCAACCGCAGCAAATGAAGGGTCAGTGATAAAGGTCAATTGAGTAGTATTACCCACCATTTTAAAATATCCACGTTGTTGTTCTGATGTCATAGTAAGTTGATTCCAAATATGCATCCAATCACCATATTGACGATCAATACGTTGACCTCCAATTTCAACCTCAACTTGTGCGATAAGTTGTTCTCCAGGAAAATCTAACCAACGGGCATATACACCTGTACCTTGACTTGTGGAATAACTTGAAACACCCATAAGTTGATTAATTTCTGGAAGAGTAACTTGCAAATAAGTTCTATAAGCCAAATCTCCATTACGACTAATAATACAAGTTACACGACGTCCAAAATCTGCCTGTCCATTAAAAGTTTGTTCGATTGATTCAATCGCAAAATTTGTATAACGCTTATATGTAACTTTCCAAAAAGTTATTTGTGGATTACCGGTAAGATAAACATCTTGTGCACCATAAGCTACTAATTGCCGTTGTGTTTTACAGTTTGTATTTGCTTATAAAATACAAACACCTGACCTTTCGAATCAGGACCAGACTTTACTTTATGCCTTATCTGATTTGTTTAAAATCATCATTTAAGACCCATAACCGTCAAGTCGTTGAACCTTCTCCATATGCTAACATAACGCATTTAGGAGCTTGGCTGCGGATTTCCCAATCAATAACATTTTTACCATCGGGTTCGGCTATTAACCGAGATCCTCCATAAATTTTCAAATATAGAGTGGTAGTTATTGCTCTAAGGGGGTTCCCGCAATTTGGTCATGTCGCATATAATTATTTATTATTTTTATGCAATATGCTAAAAACAGATGCTAATATTTAAAAAACAAAAAATAATTATACACTAGGAGGTTACACACTTTTAATGCCTCCTGTTACTCACAATTAGTTTATGAGTCCGCCTCCCATTTTATATATATATATTATTGTTAAAGAAAAAAATTTTATAAAAAAATAACTAATTAATTAATTAATTAATTAATTATACAATATTTTATCAATAATAAAATATTTGAATTTATTATTTTAACAGTTGTTTAATATCCGTATTTTTATTTATAAAATTCGTTAAAAATGAATCATCTAAATATAATTCTTTATTATTTTCGTGTTTTTTTGTAAATATATATTTATCTCCTTTTTTTTTAACAATCCAACCATCTTGCAAAGCATTATAAATAAATAACATTTTTTTAAAACATATATTTTCTATTTCAACAATTTGATTACCATTTTGATTTATCATTTTTACTCTATATCATATAAAATGTTAAATAATTATTATTTTAAACACACATAAATAATATTTTATTATAATGCTTTATTATTCTTTATTTATCATTTATAAAACAAAAAATAATAATAATAATGATAAATAATTAATTAAAAGTTTAAAATTTTAATTAATTATAATGTTTAAAGTAAAACAAACAAAGAAAATATTAAAAGTAGATAATAAATCTTTGACAACATTAGATAATAAACATAATGAATTTATACAAGAATTTCAATATAATGAAAAAATAACAATACCAAAATTAAATGAAGAAAAAATAAATTATTTTAATCTATTAAAAAAAACAAAAAATATTGATGAAAAATTAGATATTCAAGATAAAATAAATGAAATAAAAGAAAAAATAAAAAATTTAAAAGATAAAAAAAAAAAATATTATTTAAAAAATTCTAAATATATTTTCGAATATTTTGAAAATAAAAAAAACATAAATGAAAAAATTAAAAATAATCTTTCAAAAAATAATTTAATTGGTGAATTCTTTAAAATTAAAAATAATGATAATGATATTTTACAAAATAATGATAAAAATAAAAATATCGTCCAAAATTATTTATCAAATATAGATGATAATTTTATTAATTTAAATTTATACATAAATAATACTGATTATTGTATGGTTTGTAATATTGGTGAACTTATTATTGTTGAAGATGATGGTGTTTTATTATGTAATCATTGTTTTAAAAATATTCCTTATTTAGTTGAAAATGAAAAACCTTCATATAAAGAACCACCCAAAGAAGTTTGTTTTAATGCTTATAAACGATTAAATCATTGGAAAGAAATATTATCTCAATTTCAAGGAAAAGAAACAACACAAATAAGTAATGATATTATTGAAAAAATAAAACAACAAATGAAAAAAGAACGAATTAATATAAATGAAAATGAATTAACCGACATTAAAATAAAAGAAATATTAAAAAAATTAAATTTAAATAAATATTATGAACATATTGCTTTTATTAAAAATAAATTAGGTATTAAACCTTTAACAATGCCGATTGAATTGGAAGAAACATTATGTAATTTATTTATTGAATTACAATCTCCATATGCAAAACATGTCCCTGGTTATAGAGTAAATTTTTTAAATTATTATTATGTATTGTATAAATTATGTGAATTATTAGGTGAAACTCAATATTTAAAACATATTCCAATGTTAAAAGACAGATATAAACTAATCGAACAAGATATGATATGGTTTGGAATGTGTAAAACTCTAAATTGGGAATATATTCCAACTATTTAAACAATAATATTTTTAAAATATTATTATTTTTAATAAATATTATGTCATTAAATATATTCTTCCTAAAATCATATGTTTTGTAATTAAAAAATAGCGAGGTATAAAATAATTTTTTAACGTATTGATGCAGAACACATATTATACAATAAACGATTATTTAAATAAACTAAAAACATAGCTAAGGGTGCAGAAAGTAAAGATATAAATAATTCAAGAGAAAGTTTTTTACTAAATAGTCCAACAACTAATGTAAAAAGAGTAATAAGAAGTGAAATGAAAGCAAAAATAGTTAAGACATAATAATAAAAACAATATTCTTTTGGAAGAGAACCAGATATACTGTCAAATAACATAATTTATAATATAACAAAATATTTTTTTTATTCTGTAATTAAAAAAATAAAGTTAATTAATAGTTATCAAAAAATATATATTCAACATTTGAATACATATTATCTCCTTTTTTAACATTATATAAAGTTCTATATATTGGAGATAAGGATAAACATGTATTTATTCTATATTTTGTAAGTGGATGATTTAAAAAACTACCGCCAATATTCATTTGTTTCCCATAAATAATTTGACGTCCTTGAACGGCAAATAAAGTATAAAATAAATCAAATGATATTTTTTTAAAATAATTATTATATAAAAAATATTTTTGAAAATTTTGTAAATATTCTTCACATATTGAAAAAGAAAGAACATCCGCAAAAAATTCATTTTTAACAATATTTGTATCAACTAAAATACCATCATTTGTTGTTTGTTTAATATAAATTTTATTGACAATATCCATAAACGAATCAATATTTTTTGTTGCTTTTAAATCTTCTTTCATCCAATATGTTAATTTTCCGTTATAATCATATTTTCTTCCATTATAATCTAATGAATGAGATATTTCATGTGCAATAGTATAACCAATAAATGCTAAATTATATTCAATACCTAGTCCCGTTAAATTAATAAATGGTTTTTCAATATAAGCTTGTGGAATAAAAATAGAATTATTTGAATCATCATATTCAGCATTTACTGAATAAGCGTTATTATTTCCAACTTCACAAGTATTCCAATTAATGTAAGATAAATTTATATCACTTGGTTTATCAATAAGTGATATATATATTTTTCTATATTCTTTTGATATTTTTGATAAATTTTCCCAAACATCATTTTTACTAAATAGTATGTTTGTAATATCTTGAATTTGTTTAATACTTCCTAAATTTATTTTTAAATATTTTATACATTGAATTGCATTTTTTTTTGTTTTGTTATTTAACCATATACATTTTGTTAATTTTCTAATTAAAATATTTTGTAAATCATTTGTTAAATTTTTGATATAATTTATTTCAATAAATTTTGGATTATTTTCAATATAAAGTTTAGTTATTAAATTGTTATAACATAATGATAATGGAATTATATAACTTTCTTTTAAAAGTTCATTGGAAAAAATTCCAAATTGTTTTTTAAAATTAACGTAAAAATGATGTGTTTTTTCTCCAAAATTTAATATACCATTACAAAATATATAAATCCAATATGATTTCCATTTGGGACTTTTCCAATTTTGTTTTAATTCGAAAATAATATATTTCAAATAATTTCCATTTAATATAAGAAAGGAATCAGGAATTTCATCTTTTTTTATTCCAAAATATTTACAATATATATCAAAATCAAAATCAAAATATTCAATTGATTTTTTACGCGTTATTTTATCTAAAACATATGGATCACTAACATTACTTTTATATTCTTGCGTAAAACCAGTAATAATTATTTTTTGAATTTCAATAATATCATCTGGATTTACAATATTATTTTCTCCTAAAGCATAATCTGTTATTGTTTTTACATAATTTTTAATAATGCGAATTACATTTTCACTTTTAATATTATACTTATCTGTAAATAATAATTGATAATCGGACAATAAAAATTCTGGATAAAATATTTTTAATGTTAAATTTTCAGGTTTATAAATATCTCTTGTTATTCCTAAATGAAATGGACTTCTATATTTTATTGTTTCAAAATTATTGATATAAGATAATAATTTTAAAACATCATCACCTTCTAAATAATGATTTAAAATAATTAATTGTTCTTTTAAATGTTTATCTATTATTTTTTGATTAGAATTAAAATTAAAACTTTCAATCAAATTTTTAATATTTTCTGTATACTTATTTTTATTATTTTTGATATAATTTTCAACTAATACATATATTTCATCATAAATTTTTTTTTGTTGAATTCTAAAATTATCGATTTTCACATAAGATATATTTTTTGGATGTTTTATTAAAATTTCTTTTTTTTCTTCTAACCAATCATAATTTATATAATTATAAAAATCACTTTTTGGATTTATTATTTTTGGAATATTTTTAAATTTAAATATTTTTTGAATTTTTTTACTCCATAAATGTTTGTATTTATATTTTTTATTAAAATCTTCTTGAAATCTTGGCAATAAAAAATTTGTTTCTTCATTTAAAAACTCAATTTGTTTTGAGGTTAATTGTTTATTTTTTTTTGTTTTGTTATTTTTATACTTTGTTGTTTTATACTTTGTTGTTTTATTATTTTTTGTTATTTCCATATTATAATATATATTCATTTTTAATATATTATTAAAATCCACCAAATCCACCAGCAAGATTTGAACCAATTGTAAATGCTGTTCCTGTATGTGCTGCAACACTCATACTTGGTAAATATGTATCAAGAATACAAAAAGTACTTGCTGCCGTTAAAGCAATTAAAGTTATTTCTTCAAAATTTAAACTTTGTTTAGGTATAGCATAAGCAACTAATGAAACCATCAAACCTTCGACTAAATACTTAATAATTCTTTTAATAAGTTCCATAATGTCAAACATTCCTGTCATTTTATTATAAATTTATAAAAGAAAAAAATAATATAATTTATTAAATAAACATTTAAATAATATATTTAAATAAATATATTAATGTCAAAAAAAAATATTTCATTTGAAAGAAAATTGACAAAAGAAGGAAAAAATAATCCTAAATATATTGATTTATTAGATGTTGACAAATCTGTTGCAGGTCAAAATTTTTGTTGTATTTCTTTTTTATCTCCTGAAACGATTTTAAAACAAAAAAATGATTTTATGTTTGAAAAATTCCTAAATAAATGGGATTTTTCAAAATCAATGGAAAAATTTATCCAATTTTTAAATTTTATAAGTTTTAAATATAAAATAACAAGTGATGTTTTAATGAAAGATTTCGAAGAATTTGTTGATGAAGAACAAAAACAATTAACAAACTACAATATTGCTAATGATTTTAAAAATTTTATGGATAAAAATGAAGAAAAGTATGAAAAAGAATTTAATAAAATTCATAATTTTCAAACCTCAACCAGGGGAGTAAAAATTAGAGGTTCTTATCCAAGTCAAGAAGAAGCAGAATTAAGATGCAAAATTTTAAGGGAAGTTGACCCAAGCTTTGATATTTTTGTTGGACCAGTGGGTCAATGGTTAATGTGGGACCCCGAAGCTTACAAAACTGGTCGTGTTGAATATATGGAAGAAGAATTAAATAAATTAATGCACGAAAAAATAAAAAATGAAGAAAATGCAAAACTTGAATTCGAACAAAGATTAAAAGAAACAAAGAAAAAGGCAATTGAAGAAAATATTAAAAATGCTGAAAAATCAGGTAATTTATTAACGCAAGATATCGATGAAGAAGGTAATCTCATTGGTATTTCAAATACTACACAAGAAAAAAGTTTTCAAAATGATGAAAATATAACTATTGAAAAAATAAAAGATGAATTATTTGAAGGAGAGAATATTGTTATTGATAAAAATTCTAAACACGGTTTAGATGATTTAACAGGAGACCCATTTCATTTACAAAAATAAAAACTTTTTTTTATTTTACCATTTATTTTTTTTAACGTTTATTATTGGTCCTGAACCTCTTTTTTTTATTTTTGAAGGGTCATATTGGGGTTCTTCATCATCTGAAAGTATATCTTTACTCATTTCCCAAAATTCTTTACTGCCTAATTTAAAATCATTATGATCATTAGCCTTATACCAATAAACCATATCTTGTAATTTATTCGATTTCACATTATTATCAATAACTAAACATTCATAATTTTCGGTTGTGCTATCTAAAACTTGACAAAAACTTTCAAATGTTGGAAACATACCACAATAATTTTCATATATTCTTTTGCGATTCGCAAAATAAGGTTCTCTTAAAATAAAAACATAATCAATATTTGTTCTTAATGTTGGAGGTATTCCTAATGGATATTGCATCGTAACAATTAACATTACTTTCCAATGTCTTCCGTTTAAAAATAATAATCGCATCATTTTATCGCGGGTCCAACCATTATCATATAAACAATCATCTAAAATAACAAATGCTCTTGGGTCTATATTTGATTTTTTATAAGTTATAAATTCTTTTTTTATTTGTTTCAATACTTGTCTTTGTCTTTTAAGTATATTTTCAATAATAACTGTATTATATTCATTATGAATAAATAATTTAGGAACTAATTTTCCATAAAATCCATTTCCTTCTTCTGTTCCTGCAATTACTGTTCCGATTGGTATATCTTGATGATAATATAACAAATCACGAACTAAAAATGATTTTCCGCTATCACGGCGTCCAATTAAACAAACAACAGGACCTTTATTATCATTAATTTTAAAATTGATTGATTTCATATCAAATTTTTTTAATTCTAAATTAGCCATATTATTTTATTATTATCTTTTAATTATTCAATAAAAACACAATTATATATCTTAATTATTTTATAAAAAAAATAAAATAAAATAAAATATAATGATAATACCAATTTGATAAAATAAAAAAATGATTTTTATTTTATCATTTTTTAAATAAATAAAATCCAATAAGAAAAAAATTAAAAGTTAAGCATTTGAATTTTTTATAAATAATGACATCTCTTTTAGATAAAGAAATAAATGAGGAAAACGATAATGAAGAATGGGAATTTATTAAATTAACACATAATCAAAAAATAGCGAAATATAAAAAAAAATATCAACAAGAAAAAAATAAAAGAAAATTAATTCAAGAAAAATATGAGATAGAAAAAAAAGATTTTCAACAAATAAAAGAAGAATATGAAAAAAAAATATTAAATTTACAAGAAGACTTAACAATAAACTCTTCAAATTCAAGTTTTATCTCTAATTCTGATTCAGTTTATTCTTCTATAATGTCATCCATTTCAACCTCGTTGTCATCACCATCAAATACAACAGATACGAATTTAATAAATAATTATGATAAACTAAAAAATATAAATACATTATTAGCAATAACACAAATGGAACAATTAATGAGCACAAATCCACCAGAAAATAAAAAAAGAATTGAAATAAGAGATAATCAAAAAAAAATAGCAAAAGATGTTTTAATTTCATTTCATAAAAAAGAAGTTGTAAATGTTATGGTTATCTCAGAGACTCAATCTGGAAAAACAGGAAGTATGTTTTATACAATTTATAAACTATTATTACAAAAAGATAATTTAATACCTACTGAAAATATTTTTATAATAACATCTTTATCTTCAATTGAATGGATAACGCAAACGAAAGAAAGAATGCCTGATATTTTAAAAGAAAATATAATTCACAGAAATGGTTTAATTGATAATTTTGTAAATAAAATAATAAATAAAAAAAATATATTCATCATTATTGATGAAATACATTTTGGATGTTCTAAACATCAAACTTTATTTATTGCATTTCAAAATGCTGGTCTCTTTAATAAAACAAAATTAATTGAAAATAATATAAATATATTAGAATATTCAGCAACACCTGATGGAACATTATATAATTTATTAGAATGGGATAATTCAAAAAATATAATTTTTGCTGAACCCGGTCAATTTTATAAAAGTTCATATGATTTATTAAATGAAAAATCAGTTATTGATGGAGAAATGAGAATAAGACAATATAAACCGTTAGTTTCATCAACATTTAAAAAAAATATTAATATTAAAACTGAAGAAATAGAGAAGCACTATAATGAATTAAATAAAGAAATACTTAATAATATTTTAGAAATAAAAAATATTATTAATAAATACAAAAATCCATTATATCATATCATAAGAACAAAAACTGGTTTTGAACAAGAAAAAACAATTTTAAATTTTAAAAAAATATTCGGTAAAGAAACTGTAAAATATAAAAAATTTGATAGTGGTAATAATTGTAATAATACAGATATTAATGTTATATTAAATAAAGCCCCAAAAAAACACACATTTATTTTTATCAAGGATTTATTGAGATGTGCTAAAACAATTGAAAAAAAAACATATATTGGTATTCTTTATGAACGATATTCTAAAAATCCATTTGATTCAACAATAATTCAAGCGTTAATTGGTAGAAATACAGGATATAATGTAAACGATGAAAGTATTTGTTTTACAAATATTGAAAGTATCATAAAATATAAAAATCTTTATAATGCTTATAAAAATAATTATATTGAAAAGATTGAAAAAATAAATGACATTGAAATGAATAATCTTGAAATAAATAATAATGAAATAAAAAACAATGATGAAATGATACAAGTAAAAAATAAAAAATGGAAATCAAAAACAACAACATATAATGGTAATATTATAATTGGGAAAAATACAATTAATAATATTCAATATTTTAAGAATAATAATGAAAATTTTATCGATGAAAAAATAACGAAAAAAAGACAAGCACAAACGACAATATTTGATACGTTTAAAGAAGCCAAAAATTTCATTAAAAATTATTTTATTGAAAATAAAGGAAAAAATATAAACGGTCCAAAATCTAAAATTCCTGATGAAAACGGTTTTTATTATATGATTGTTCGTTCTCAAAAAATCATCTATTCAATAAATGATATTTATCGGGACAGTAAATTTGGATTAAATGAAAATAATTATAGAATATATCCTTGTTATGAAAAATTAGAAAACGGAGAATATAATGTTAATTCTTTGAAATGGGTTTTGGTTTATTTTTAATGAGTTTAATTTGGTGAATATTTATATATAAAAATAGTAAATGATTTTAAATTATCAAAAAAGAAAAAATAATGAATTGTTTAAAGATTTTGAAAAAATAAAAAAATTAGATTTATTTCATTGTCAAAATTATATACCTTTATATAATAATTTATTTTCATTAAATCATACCAATTTTAATAATATTAATTTAAATAATACATTTTTTTTATCACGGTTAATTGATTATGATGAAACAAATAAATCATATATAGCAATAATTAAAGATGAAAATACAAAAAAAGACGAAAAACGTGAAATATTTATTAAAATATCTCCATTATTAGACCCATTTAAATATTTATATGGAAAATATGATATTGAAGATGAAAATATTTTTCAATTACCTAATTTAGAAATTTTAAAACTTAAAGAAGAACAAGAAAAAACACAAATATTTAATAAATTGTATGATACGAATAATTCATCATATATTGATGGATTTTTTTATTTTTTATCAAGCATGCTACTTAATAATAATAATTTTATTAATGGTATTGATTATTACGGTTCTTTTTTATCGTTAAAAAATAATTTTACAATCAATATTGAAGATGATATTGATTATTTAATTACTTCAAATTTTTTCAATAAAAATAAAAATACTTTGTTTCAAGTTGATGATTATTCACAATATTTAAATTATGATTCAAATATAAACGCCCAAAGTATAAAAAAAACATTAACTATTTCTTCAAATAATGAAGAAGAAATAACTGATATTAATTATTTATTTGAAATTGAAAATTTACCTTTACAACTTGATTCAAACAAATTTTTAAATGATTTAACAAATGAAAATATAATTGAAGAAAATATTGAAGAACAAAATAATACTGAACAAAATAATGAAAATATTGATATTAAATTAAATAATATGATTTCTTTAAAATCAAATTCTTCATCTTATTCATCAAGAAGTTCATATACAAATAATGAAGAAGATAGTGATATTGATAGTTCTAATGAAAATGAAAATGAAAATGAAGAACACGATGATGATGATGACGATGATGATGACGATGATGATGATGACGATGATGACGATGACGATGATGATGATGATGTAATTATTAATGCAACAATACCTAAATTTCCAGTTCAAATAATATGTATGGAAAAATGTAAAGATACTTTTGATAATTTATTATTAAATAAAAATTTGACTACATTTGAAATACAATCTATATTAATGCAAATTATTATGACTTTATTGACGTATCAAAAAGTATTTCATTTTACTCATAATGATTTACATACAAATAATATAATGTATATTGAAACAGATAAAAAATATATTTATTATTGTTATGATGATATTTATTATAAAGTTCCAACTTTTGGAAAAATCTTTAAAATAATTGATTTTAATCGAAGTATATATAAATTTAAAAATAAAATATATTGTAGTGATAGTTTTAAATTTGGCGAAGATGCTTCTTCTCAATATAATTGTGAACCTTTTTTTAATAAACATAAACCTTTAATAGAACCGAATTTTAGTTTTGATTTATGTAGATTAGCCTGTTCGATATTTGATTATTTAATTGATGATATTTCGGAAATTAAAGAAATAGATAATTGTGATGATGTTGTTAAATTAATTGTTGAATGGTGTAAAGATGATAAAGGAATAAATATTTTATATAAAAATAATGGAATGGAAAGATATCCTGATTTTAAATTATATAAAATGATTTCAAGATTAGTTCATAATCACACACCTGAAAATCAACTAAAAAGAAAAGATTTTCAACAATTTATTGTAAATAAAAAAAAAATAAATAAAAAAGAAAATGTAGTAAATATTGATAATTTTAAAATTTATTGTTAAAATTTATCGTTAAAATTTATTGTTAAAATATAATAATTTATTTATTAAAATAATAAAATAATAAATAAAAAAGAAAATGTAGTAAATATTGATATTAATAAATTAATTATTAAAATAAATAAAATAATAAATAAATAAAATAATAAATAAAATAATAAATAAAATAATAAATTGAATAATTAATATATTAATTATTAATAAAGATAAATGGATAATTTTGGTTTTATTATAACAAGACACGTAAATTCGGAGAATACAAATAGATATTGGAATCATAATGTAAAATTAATACGAAGTTTTTATCCTAGAAAAAAAATTGTCATTATTGATGATAATAGTAAACAAGAATTTGTTAAGGCTGATTATAATTATCACAATTTATTAGTTATTCAATCTGAATATCCTCAACGTGGTGAATTATTACCCTTTATTTATTTTTTAAGAAATAAATGGTTTAATAATGCAGTTATTATTCATGATGGAGTTTTTATTCATAAACGAATTGAATTTGCAAGATTTCGTTTTAATGTATTACCTATATGGCATTTTACAGATTTTGATGATAATCCACCAAATACAAATAGAATATTAACTGGATTAACAAATAATTCAATATTAAGAAATACTTTAAATAATAATAATTTAAATGTATTAGGTCTTAATAAAAAAAAATGGCAAGGTGTTTTTGGAACTCAATGTTTCATCAATCATAATTTTTTAGTTTCAATACAACAAAAATATAATATTGAAAATTTAGTTAACTTGGTTCATTCAAGAATTGATAGATGTTCTCTTGAACGAATATTTGGTTTAATATTTTATACTGAATATCCACAATTAATATTAATGAAATCTTTATTTGGACCTGTTAAAAATTGGGGATATACTTATGACAATTATTATAATGAATTTAGAAATAAACGTGTTCCAACAGCTTGGGTTAAAGTTTGGACTGGAAGATAATAAATTTATTATTATCTTTCGTTTAATATGTCATTTTTATTTTTTTATAATAATAAATAGAATGGATAATATATTTATTATTGCTTTTGTTATTTCTTTTATTTATACTTTAATTAAAATATTTGAAATGAAATATATTGATAGTCAAAATAAAAAACCCATAAAATATATTATTCGTGATTCATTATTAGTTTATTTTAGTGTTCTATTAAGTGATTTTATTATCGAACAAATTACACCTTCTATAAAAAAATTAACATATATCAACACACAACCACAAGTATATTTATCTGAACCTTTATTTTAAAATTTAATTTTTATAATATTTCAATATCATTTAAAACAAAATTATCATCATCATCACTAATTTTCAGCGTTTGTTGTATATCCGAATCTATTGATATATCATCACCACTATCGGTATTTTCAATACTTTTATCTTCTTTATAATCTTCATCATCTATATTATCATTTAAAATACTATCAAATGTCATTTTAATATTTTCATCCATTTTATTTGTTTGTTCTTGTTGTTGACGTTGTTCTTGTTGTTGACGTTGTTGTTCTTGTTGTTGATGTTGTTGTTCCTGTTGATGTTGTTGTTCCTGTTGACGTTGTTGTTCCAGTTGACGTTGTTGTTCCAGTTGACGTTGTTGTTCCTGTTGACGTTGTTGTTCTTGTTCTTGCTTTTGTTGTTGTATTTCTTTATTTATAACATCATAATTAATATTTTCATTTACAATTTTTTCTTTATATTCTTCAACAATATCTTCTTCTATTGTTTCATCTAAATATAATTTTAAAATATTTTCAATTGGAATACTATCACGTATAGTTAATAGTATACATTCTTGAATAATTATTTCTAATTCTCTATTATTTTTTTGTATTTCTAAAGGTAAAATATTTAATTCAAAAAGATAAACATTTTTATAAACTTTTCTTGCGATATTTATATAAACTTTATGGATAAAATCATTAATATTCATTATATTAATATTTATTTTTTTTTGTTTTTGTCCAACACGAACTGCTGTTAATAATTTCAATTGAATAATATGAACACAAGTCAGAAGATCTTCAAAATAAGGACATCCACTTTTTTCAATTATTCTAATTTTTTCATTTTCAATAATTGTATTATTCCACTTTGGTATTCGGGATATAAAATTTTGAAAAGTCATTAGATATTTATCTTCTTCCCTTGTTTTTTTACAAACATCAAGTGCCTCATTAAATATTGATTTAATGCCTTCTATCAATAAAGGTGTTAAAATACTTATAATTCTTGAAATCCATTCATCTTTACTATTTGATAACATTGAAACATTATATTCATCCATATTTATTTTAAATAAATTAACTTTTAAATAAATTATATTTTAAATAAATTATATTAAAATATAATTTATTTAAAATATATAATATTATTATGCCTTATTATAGAAATATTCATTTATTATATTTACATATACCCAAAACAGGTGGTACAAGTATTGAAGATTTTTTATTTGAAGATAATCATATTATCAAAAATATTTCTTCACTTTATTCGTGTGGTGAAGCAATTAAAGGAATTCCATATAGTTTGCAACATTGCACTTTAAATGATATTATAAGTTTTAATAAATATTTTAAAATATCTTTTAAAAAATTAAGAATTATGTGTTCTGTAAGAAATCCTTATGATAGATTTATTTCTTTTTTATTTTACAAAAATTTAATTCAACAAAACGAAACACCAGAAAATATTGAATTATTAATGAAAGATATTTTAAAAGAAGAAAATTATAAAAAATATGATAATCATATTTTACCCCAACACATTTTTATTTTAAATAAAAATGAAATATTAAAATATGTTAAAATTATTAAAAATGAAACTTTAAATAGTGATATGATTAATATTGGATTCAATAATTTTAATTTAAATATTAATATTACAAATCCATATGATTATAAAAATAAAGATGATATAAAATATTTAAAATATTATAATGAAAACACTTTAAAATTCATAAATGATTTTTATGAAAATGATTTTATTATTTTTAAATATAATAAATTAAATAATTTAAATAATTTTTATAAAAGTCTTGAAAATAATATTAAAATAAAAATAGAACAAGAAATAAAAGTTGAAGAAGAAATACAAGAAATAAAAGTTGAAGAAGAAATACAAGAAATAAAAGTTGAAGAAG